ATATTGAAAGCAATGGAATAAGTATCATCACGATCCCGGTACTTCATAAATGAGTCAGCGTCTACAATCACAGTCCTGCGGTCCTGCCGGGATGTGACGATCTGAACCAAGACAGAAGATTTAATGTAACTGATGGCGTCCAGTTGGGCCTGTGTTACGTGTTGACTTCTCACCGTGATAAATTTATTACTTACACGATAAGTCTGCTTTCGAATCGTATCCGCAAAAGTGCCGTAAGAATGAGGCCATGTCGGGAAAATGTTTTGGCGCGTGACGCCTGACTCCTGTATTTCGACTTGGTAATCCTTCTTAGCGGTGAAGTTCCAATAATCAAAGCCTCCTAAGTTGTTGAGCCAAGTAAGATATATATTTTGATGATCACAATTACAGTCTACTATAAATGTCTTTTCCTCGCTCATTTGTAATGAACCTGACATTATGGTCAGTTTAACAAGGTCATATTCACAACCAGGGTGTTCAATTGGTAATCGGTAAATTCCATTTCCACTATCTTCAATAGGCTCTGTTGTTTCACTTTGAATATCACCATTATTATATAGCCTCGTTCGAAGTGAGAATGAGAAATTCCCCTCACCATTTAATGAATAAATCGCGGCCATATAATCAGTGTCGGTCCCTACATTCTCAAATGTTATGACTATAGAATCAAACGAGTCGGGCACATCCGAAGATTGTTGATTTGTAACGGCTATTATACTGTTAAGTTGGAAACTCATTATAGTGCCAACAAATACCCCATTGTTATACGCATCTACTGATACATCAGTTTGCTGATTACCTGGAGAAGTAGCCCAGCTAACGATTTGAGACTCCATAGAAAAAATATAATTACCAGGGGGCTTAATACTAAAGGTCTGCACTAATTGCTTTGATAATGTGTTAGAGGATGTAAGGTTTACACGAACTGATCCAGACACATATGACCATGTTTGTCCAGATCCCTGATTTTGCCAAGGTAATATACTACCATCAAATCCAGGATTTTGTATAAATTCTCCTACTGTATTTTTATTAATTAAAACACTAATATCCTGATAACAACTCGATGAATCTTCGCCACATGTAAATAAAACAGGTATTGAGAATAGCGTAAGAAACTTGGCAGTGCTTTTATTCATTATATAGTCTGTTAGAAATCCTGAGTGTATGTTTTTAAAATCTAATTTAGAATTTGATGCATACCCCATAAAGTCTGACAAATCAGAAGTGTATGAACTTACAAATGTGCTGACCTCAGAACCGTCCGATGTATCGTAGCTTTCAGCGTATGAGATATAAAAGGAAGTGAAGAAATCCAGGTTTAACGGCAGGGTGTTTAAAAGCAGATTGTTGCGGGTGTTGATCTGAGATTTCAATATCTCGTGTACTGAAAATATGATTTGATTATTGCTATCTGGGGTTAATTTCAATTCAGCCAGTTCAACAAAAGGCTTCTGAAACTCCCATGCGTGATCCTCTGCCAGTCCCCCGAACACCTTTACCCGTACATGATAGTTATTGTAGTAGTACTGGACCGTGGCCCCAGCAAAACTATACCCTGAATCGTAAGCTAAATTAATGGTTATATCTGAGGTACTTACTGCATCAGTGATTTGAAACACTCCATTCAAATCATCATCGGCGGCCCCGGAAATCTTAACGTAGTCCAAATCCTGAACCGTCCCTTTTAAGGCTCCCGATAAGTTAAGGTTCACATATCCATTGGCATCGGTAAAACTAGAGACTGTTCTGGCTGTATCTGAGCTATTGACAGGCCATAGATTGCTTTCCAGTTGGTATACGATCGGCAGGTGTACACAGGACCACCCATGCGTAAGATCACTCTCGTAATAGGTTATGGTGCCATTGGCCACCCATTGTAAAAAGTCGCTATTCTCCGATGCCTTTAGTTTGAAGTTGTCCCCGGTGATCACGTCCACATACCAAAAGCCATTGTAATCCCCGATGTTGGAGGTGACGTATATAAAGTCACCATCCGATAAGCCATGTCCCACTTTAATAAACGAAACATCTCCGGCACCGTAAGCCTCCGCAACGGTAGCCACCACGGCAGTAGTCCCTATTGAATGGCCCTGCGGCCTACGTATTACGGTCAGCATCTTTGAATGTTTTTATGACTACGTTATTGAGAAACTCTTCCGCAAACTCCTTGAGTAAATCCTGGCTTATCTTATCGATTAAAGACTCGTTCACCACATTACTAATGATGTCCTTACGTCCCCCATCACGATGCAGCTTAGTCCCCTTTTGATGGATGGACTTAGCAATACCATAAGCAGACCCTTCCGATTTTCCTTTAGCTTTAAGCCATTCTCGTATAGCCGCAACAAACTGAGTCGAGGGCTTGGTATATTCGGGTGTGGCCCGTCTTCCGGTTTCAACTACAGCCATAAACGGCTTGCCAGTAATCCGAAGGACTGCTTTAGTTCCTTGTTGCTTAACTTCGTATTGTAGAGATCGAGAGGTTTTACCGGTTGCGTTGGTGCCTGTCGATGAAAGATTGTCCCGTATCTGTTCTACGGTAGATTTACCATACTGGTCTAATATCCTGATCAGTTCAGCAGTCATTCGATTCTATTCGGCAATCAATATCGCAATACTCAAAGTCATCAGCAACCACTAAAGTAAAGGTTAAAAAGTACCCCGTCAATATATCGGCCGTGGCTTTTATAAAAGGCTGTTGGGAGATGGACTCAATCAACACGCTGTCCGAAAGGGTTGAATACGTGTTCAGTTTATTAATAAACCTATCCACCAAAAGGTCCATATCATCCAGGATTTTTGCGTACTGTTCGCCTGTGGAACCGGACGTGTCCAGTTGGTAGAAGGCCATATTACACGTCCAGGCTTTACTGTAATTCGACACTCCATCCACAGAATATGCCGGGGTAGCAGTAAGCGGATCCAGAACAATGTATGGGAATTTCTTATCCCGGATGACATTGAAGTCTGAGGTCCGGGCGTAGGTAAAATTGATATTATCCGCCAGGGATTTAGCGGTGTTCTCGATGAATAGCCTGACGCTACGGTGACTCATGGTATCAAATATATTATTTTCCTTTCATAATTCGCTTATTATCCTCTGCCTGATAGTGACTTTCCCAGGCTAAGTATATCTGTTTAAACCAGAATCTTTGTGCCGACCACTTAGTATAAAGGTCATCCTCTGGGATATTAAGGGTCCGGGAAACTCGATCTACCGCCGAGTACGACCCTTTGAATTTTTCTTGGAACGCTTCCCAATTACTTTGTTCGGGGGTGGGTTCGTAGGGAGGGAGCTGGCTGCGGTGCCAGGCAATAAATTCAGTAGCTTGACTAAAAAAAAAGTTCCTGCCGCAAGCACCTCCTTTGCCGGCATAGCTTTTATTTCTGTTTCAATCATCGCCTCAGCTTTAACCGCATCATAAACCCCATCCCGAAACTTCTGCAGGTATATCGCGACGTATTCCCCATAGGATTCTATTATTGATTTGGGGTTGTTGGCCGTCTTCAGCATGACCGACCGCATATCTTCAAACTGCTCCAAGCTTTCAAACTTGATATTAAACTCCCCGTTGCCGTTCACCGGGATCGTGTACTTACCTACCTTGGTTACCTTGCCTGTAAAATCAGGGCTTTCCGTCCTGAGTAATCGAACCGCAATTAATATCTGTTCCAGTCCAACAATCTGAGCCTTTCGGACAACAGCAGGCTCTATCCCGGTGAGTATTCCAATCACAGCCGCCGGGTCATCCTTTTCCAGTTTGATCATTTGTAGGTACTGGCCATAAGTTACCTCATCCCAGGAAGTGGGTATATTGAGGGGTTTTCCGTTTAGCTTGAACTTCATACAAAATATTATTTCGTTTCTTAAAATACTGTTCCGGGAATTTGGTTATTAACTAAATATTTAGTCAGAATTATCTTTGCTTGTGGAATGATACATGGAGTCCTCCTGATGTTCTATGGATCGATTTAGTATACCTACCGGCATCAATTAAATGGTTATGGCTGTCAATGGGGATATTGGTGGGCTTACCTCCATACATCAACCATTGATAGTTTAGGAGTTCATTCTTTAGATTGTGGCTGTCCTTGTGGATAAATAGTTTGAATCCCTTGATCCAGTTAATACCGTTTATAACGGAATCCGGGCCTTTTAAGGATGGTGTTATGTTTGACCATCCTCTATTCTTCAAGTCTGCAATGGTCCTTGGGTCGGCAGCATCAGCACTGATACGGGAATACTTGGGCATCTTGAATTGCATTGCCTGGTCCAACTCGGGTACAGTAAGCCCTTTTGTATAAAGCATCTCCCGCAAGTACATACTATCCTTATGAATCTTTACTTGAAGTAAGGCGCTAGGGTCGTTTGAAAACCCAAAGTCAAGTCCATATAAAGGCTGAAAATCAGGCTCATCTTCATATTCTGACCATTCCGGGAATACCAGTGCCTCGGTGGATGGCTTAGGCTCCTGCTGGTAAAGAGACGAAAAGGTAAAGGATGAGGTATCGCGTATTGCGTTTAATCGCTCTACACTGTGCCTTTCCGGCCAAAGAGCCTGCCCTATTTGCCGGGGGTCGCCGGGTATATCACGTTCCTTGATCGCCTGGAAAACAACCACTTCCCAGTCTGATTCTGTTTTAAGAATCCTACCGCATAGGTCGTCCTCATCCCATCGGGTCATGATAATAAGCTCTTGTGAATCATTGTGCAACCTGGTCCTGAATACGTCAGTAAACCAAGAATAGACTTTGTCCCGAATCCGGATGGACATTGCTTCCTCTCGATCTTTGAATGGGTCGTCTATGATTCCCACGTCTATTGGAGTTCCTGTGAGAGATCCGCCTACCCCTACAGTCTTAACAAAACCCCTATGCCCTACCGTTTCGAATATGTCTGCATTCCGGAGGTAACTTCCGTGCGCATCCGTGGTTACGTTGGATTCACTTAATACCGTATCTGGGAAGACATCATGGTAAGGTATGTCGTCGATGATCCGTTGTATGTCCCGGTTGAAGGATTGAGCTAAGGTAGCGGAGTAAGAGCAAACCGCAATTTTTGTTTTAGGTCGAATACCAAGTAGGAAAGCCGGGAAGTGACGGGTACAAAGCTGGCTTTTGCCGTGTTGCGGTGGCATCCATACCATTAACTTTCGTATGGTGCCTTTTGCGAACTGCTCTAGTTTATCACATAGCTTTATGTGATGCCAGTTAAATTGATAGTCAGGCTTGGTGTAGGTGATGAAGTCCCTAAACTTCCGCCTCGCTAGTTCCGCTCTTACGTTGGATTTCAGCAAGTGTTCGTAGTTCTTCATCCGTTAGTTTTGAAAGATCCAGGCGCTTATCCTCAAAGGTGGTTTTCTGATCTATTTCCTGTTTGTCTGACCATCCCATGTTCTTTAATGCGAATATTGACCCGGTTGGATTGTTCCCATGAAGCCGTAATTCATAGCCTTTTTCAACTCGAAGTCGGGCGTTTTTTATTATGTAAGAATATTCACCTCGTTCCTCATAATCATAAAACGATTGTCGGCTTGCAAATCCGAGATGCAAGGCTAATCCGGTGATAGTTGGAGGCTCTGGGGGCCGGACTTCTGTCACCTGTTTGATAGTGCGTTTCTTTCTTGGTTGAGGTTCACTGCTTGTCGCATGGCGGCTTGTATCAATTATAAAAGGTCCGTACTCTTCTTCAATCTCATCTTCCTTTGTTTCACCCTTGATGTATTCGAAATACTCGGCCACTGCTTTTTCGAGGTCTTCAGGGTTAGAAAATAGGGGAGGTCTTCCTGCGCTCATATCCGGCTTATTTTCTTCTGCATCGAGTAATTGGCGTAATATGTACCCTGGGGGGTTACAATGTATATATCGTAGATTCTGAAGCCTTTCGGTTTGGCTAATTTCAGGATCCGGCGTACCTCCTGGTAAACTAGGTTTACGTTGTCTTCTGAGGTTTGGGCCTCTATCGTGTATTGCTTGACTGTGGCTTGGTTACCTGAGGGTAGCCTAAGTTTAATGTCCTGGGCTGTTGTGGTGAACGCAATAGCTGTTAGGAATAGGGCAAATAAGATCTTCATATTGATTAGTTAAAACGTTTCGCTTTGTATGCCTTGATGGCTGTCATCGTTTCGGCGCTGTCAAGGTCTTTCAATTTAAGCAAATCTTTGTCCAATAAGGCACACAGGTTTTTCAACTCCCGGTTTTCTTCCCATCGTTCGCGTAATTCGTTCTTCAATATGGTGTTAATAGTACGCATTTCAGCGTCATGGTGCTGCTTTACTAAATTCCGGTGCCGTATGCCTGGTCTGGTGATCATGCTATTCTTTTTATTAAGACCCGATTGCCGTCACGCTCTACTTTGAATCCTCTTCCTGGATAGTCCTTCCTAAATCGGGAGGCATACTGATCCGCAAACTCCCGCACATTGCGCTTTAATTGAAGGGATTCACCTACCTCCAACGTTTCAGGGTTGTATATTCGTTTTCGTCCCATGCCCCAAATATAGATAATAAAGTGAGTAATAAAAATATTTTAAAAATATTTAAACAATTTCTTGACAGGTAATAAAATTAGGTGTTACTTTGATCTATCAATTCGGCACTAACCTAACAGAACGATGACAAAAAGCAGTATTGAATTACGGGAAGAACTTAAAAGAGAGATGGAAGCAATGAAGTCTTTAATGGTACAATTTAAATTCAAGGTAGGCGATACCGTATTGTACCGGACCCTGGATGGTTGGGAATGCGCTACCGTGTTACAGAAAAGAGTCCATTACGGGCTTCCTGCTTACTGCTTGGATCTTACTTCCAAGATAGTTTATGAAAGTGATTTAAGAACCATTAACCGCGATTAATATGTGTCTATCTGATTATCCCAAAGCTGAACTGTTAAGCCTTCAATTTGCGGTATCCATCGCATACGAACGGGCAAAGAAAGCTAATGCTGAGGCTACGCTTTCTGATCTGAAAATGTGGGCAGACCGGATCCGGGAGGCTATTAATGACATAGAGTTTGAAGAAGGGCGTCTAACCTCTATATTCTGATGTGGAGGGTTAAGAGTGGTGGACAACTGATCCACATGTCACGCAACTTTAAAACAGCCTACCGGATGGCTAAACTATTCCGGGGAACATTAATCTATAAACCGTAAAACGGACATGAGAAACAAGGTAACAAAGATCACCAAAATGGATAAGAAGTCCAGCTACGGCGAGACATCTTATATCATCGAATTTGAGAACGGAGACAAGGGTTTTTACAGCACGAAGGCAGAAGAGCAGCGTGCCTTCGTAGTCGGTCAGGAGGCCGAGTATGACATAGAAAAGAAAGTAGGGCAAACAGGAAAGGAGTATTTCAAAGTAACCATTCCATCCGAACAAAAGTCAGGCGGGTTTAAAGGTGGCAAGGCTTCGATAGACCCAAAGGTACAAATGGTATCGTTTGCTATGTCATACACGAAAGATTTAATGGTTGCTAAGGTTATAACCTTTGATCAGATGGATGCCACATTCGAAAAGATGTACAAAATAATGACCTCAAAGGTATGAACGAACTTCCTACATCAGCCTTGGGAGTTGTTAAACTATTCCCAGAATCAAAACAGCAAGTGGAAGTATTCTCTGCTCAATTGATTGAATCTGTTAAGCATGGTCTAGTAAATCCACTGGCTTTGAAATCCACACTTAAAATGATCGAGAAGGTTATTAAGATAGTGGACGAAGGAACAAGGGGTGAACAGTTAACCGAGGCCCAAAAGTACAGTGAAAAGACTTTTAACGCTTACGGATTTGAGATACAGCGTACCGAGGTTGGAACCGAATATGATTATCTGTCCTGTGGCGATCCTGTGTACGAACAGAGACACGCTGCGGTAGAATCGGCGAAGTCACTCCTAAATGATCGTGCATCATTCCTACGGTCTTTACGTGAGCCGTTGACAACTGTTGATGAACAATCTGGCGAGGTTGTTACTATTCGGCCTCCATTAAAGAAAAGTACTACGGGTTTAAAATTCACATTGAAATGAATAACGAAGTTTGGAAACGTATTGCTGGATACCAAGGATTCTACGAAGCAAGTAGTTTAGGTCGCATTCGATCTAATAATAGATTATCTAAAAACAGGATCATGACCCAATACTTAAAAGGTAATGGGTACTTACAGGTGGCCCTTCAGAATGGATCAAAAACAACATACTGCTTGGTGTCTAGATTAATCTTTGAAACCTTTAACGGTAAAACCGCATTGCAAATTGATCATATTAATGAGGTTAAGACAGATAACCGATTGGAAAATCTACAAGCCTTGAGTTGTTCTGATAACAACATAAAGTCGAAAAGGCACAATAAAACATCTAAATATCCAGGGGTGCATAAATGCAAGTCAGGAAAATGGAGAGCGCAAATGACGAAGCAAGGTAAAAAAATAGGCCTTGGTTATTTTGTAGATGAGGATGATGCTTATAAAGCGTATTTAAAAGCAAATATATGAATGGACTTTTATTGCCAGTACAAATAGAGTCCATAAAGACAAGACGAGATAAAACTATATCAATTCTTCTTTGTACACAAGAGTTAAGCCCAGCTCGTGCCGGGGAGTTATTCAACCTAATGAATAAAGTCGCTGCCTGCTATATAAAGGAAAAACATATCGACCAGTCAGAGGTTGACGCTGTTGATAAACTGGACCCTGAGTTCAAAGGCAAGACTCAAAGCCAGAGGATGCGTAATGTATTGTATTTGAACTACGAACAAAATAAGGAGGGTTTCAAAGAGTTCAATAGCTACTACCACGCAAAGATGGAAGGATATATCGAGGCACTTAAAACTAATCTGTCATGACCAAGGACACTAAAGACGTAGTACACTTAGATGAAATGGAAATGGATTCTAAGCACCGCCAAAGATTGTGTAAAGCTATGGTGATTGCATTAATGATCTCACTTCCTATATACGTAGGTATAGCGGCTTTTATTGGATGGTTGATTAACATTTAAAAAACATGGAAGTACTTCAATTCATCTTTTCAAGCTTCTGGATATGGTTGGGGACTCTTATTCTGATCGTTGCTCCACTGGCCACATTTGCGGATATAATTAGATCACTTAGAAAGTAGAACAAAACCTCTGAGTCATGGAAAATAAGAACACTAGCCCTGAGTGGCAACGGTACTACGCCGACCTCGAAAGACACGAGCGGTTTTATAAGGATTATAAGTTTTTTCTGAATCGGATCACACGACACCTGGAATGGATGAAGCCAAATAACACATGGACAACCGTTGATATTTTGGTTGCTATTAATAACGAAATCGACAGGGGGGCATCTATGGATGCCCCAAATAAGCCAGGTTACTACAGAGCAAATAACGACTGAGTCATGGAAACAAACTCTAACCCTAAAGGAACTCCGCTATCGAACTACTTTACAAAGACAGTTTGTAACCGGTTCTCTTATGGACTTGGTATTACAACCGTAGAAGAGGCTCAATCTTTATCGGATGAGAATATCCTGAGAATACACGGCTTAGGCTTAAAGTTCTTGCAGCGCCTTAGGAACATTAAACTCTCTTCTGAGGTGTCTATTCCTATTCGCCAATGGTGCGCCATGTGTGGTCAGATCCATAAGGTAGACTTTCATGTGCCTGATCAAATTTGGAAAGAGGCTATCCATCCGAACTTTCAAAATAGCGTGGTGTGCCTTAACTGCTTCATGTCACGTGCAGATGAGAAGTTCCTAGAGTGGGACAAAGAAATAGTTCTACGTCCCTGCTCATTCTATACTCAACGTCAACTTCAATTAACTCAAAGATAGTCATGGAATACACCATACAACAAGCTAAAGACGAAGCTGTCAAATATTGCACTAAAGACTTTCCGGTAGATACATCTGAATATGATGGTGCTGGCGGTTCAATGTGTTACATCCGAAAGGATATCGCTGAAAAAATGGCCGAACTCTACGCCTCTAAACTCCGAGAAGCAGATAGGAAAAGAATTGAGGAATTGGAGCGCGGTATTGAGTGCTTTAATCAAAGTGAGTCTAATCTTAGATCATATATCGGCAGTTTGAATAAAACTCTGATAGACATCTACCACGAGTCAACATCTCCTGAAAATGATTCTCCTTCTATTGAATATATAATTGCCAAGTGTAAGAAAGCCCTTAACCCTTAACAGCATGGAAAAGACAGCAAGAGAAGTTATAAAGGATACCATTGGAATATCGGTGGATGCCGGAGATATAACCCCAATGGATTATGGGGAATGCGTAAAATGTATGGAACTCTACGCCACTCTCCATTCCTCCCAGCTTAAAGAAGAACTAAAACAATTTTATTACGGTCAAATTGAACTACTTGAAAAAACTATCTCAGCACTTAGGGAAGAAAACGAAAGACTGAGGAAGGCGTGTAAGGATGTTATCCGATTTAAACCAGGCTTACTTATCTGCATTCAAAAGGACTTTCAATATCCTAATAATGCGGTAAATGCCCTCGAAGAACTTGATTCCGCCCTCCACCCATCCCATAATACAGAAGACAATGGAAAGTAAAACACTAAATGATATTAAACAAGAAGTAGCTATTGAATACCATTTCAGTAGTTGGACACAGGCAATTACCTGCTACGCTAATGTCGCCGAATTAGATGAAATAATAACAAAGGTAAGTGAGCGGTATTTAGAAAACTTCAAAGAGGAATACAATTGGTCACACCCTTATCACAAAAATCTATGAAACTGACACCAACACTCGGAGAAATTTATGCCTCTTTAGAGGACAATATAATCCTCATCGATCAGATGATCGAAAAGGAGGAAGATACAGTCATGCATAATGAGTTGCGCCTTCTAAAAGGAAACCTTACTCAAGCACTTCTAAAGTCTAGGCAACTAGCTGATATCAAGATGAAGAAAGCCCGTGAGTCAGCTATCAATTTAAAAGGCAAACGATAATTCCTTCACCCCCTACAGAGCAACAAGACAAATGAAATCCAAGATAAGATGCCCACGCTGCAAGTCTAAGGATCTTTTTATAAGGGAATTATGGAAAGATTCAACCATTGAGTGGCAACAGGTTGATGGTGAATTTGATCGTAATGATGGTATTCTAAATGAAGGGAATCCATATAAACTAGAAGCAAAGTGTTCCCAGTGTAACCATTATTGGACGTTACGAGGAATTACGCAAATCGATAAAATAGTTAAAGAAGTTACCCCTGAACAACAAGACAATGGAGAACAAGAACATCAAAGATATTACTGATCATGGAAACTAACCAGACAAGCCTATTCAACCAATCAGGGCCGGGAAGGTATGAGCCAATTTCTTACCATAACACCATGCACCTAGACGCAGCCCTTTGCGCTAAATGGGAACTCATGGTAGGAAGTCAAGATGCAACGGTACTTGGACACTTTATGAATCACCCGCATGCAGCCTTTACCCCTTGGGAAGTATCTGACGCCACTGGAATCTTCATCACAAACACAAGAAGATCGATAAATACTCTCCAAAAGAAGGGGCTGTTGATTGTAGCCGGAGAAAAGGTCGCTAAGACAGGTCACTTGAATAACACCTATAAATTCAAACAGTAATCAACCTAAAGGAAAGTAAGAATATGGGACTAGACATTTATTTGTATCGTTATGAAAACCGACATGAGACCGAAAGACTTGAAGCAGAGTACAGTCGCAGGTCTGAAGAACAATGGGATAAAGTCGGTGAATATTCCTCTCTGACTGAGTCACAAAAGAACCAATTGCGAGACGACGACAAAAAACTCGCCGCAGAACTTGGGCTAAAAGATGGAGGTGAAGATCCTAGAAAGCAGAGTATTGAGCGGGTCTGTGATAGATACCCTGACCACTACTTCAAGATTGGTTATTTTAGAAGCTCTTACAACGGAGGCGGGATAAATTCAGTGTTGAGAAATTTCGGACTCCCAGACCTATACGATATTTTCAGTCGTGATGATAATGCTGAGTATGTATGGGCACCAGATTGGATGTTAGCGCTAATCAAAGTTCAAGATTGTATATCCAGGCTTAGGCTTATGGATAACATTAGGTGTTTTGAGGTTGGTTCTTTTAACATGACACCGGAAACAGATTCATCAGAAAAAGCCATACAGGTTTTTCTCAAGGAAAAGGAACGCGAATCGTCGTTCGATGGGTATTCAAACCGTAACGGACACTTCCACATTAAAGAGCCTTTAAAAGTATATGGCTTAATAACTGGATCACGGAAGCAACTATTTGGTGAGGGACAAATTCCTTGCGTCTATGTTGTTTCTGAAGGAGATAACGAATGGTATATCCAGGCCCTTGAAATTGTCCAGGAGACAATAGAGTTCGTCTTATCACAACCTGATAAAGATAAATACTTTCTTCATTGGAGTAGTTAAAAACAACCTCAGTTCTAAGGCGTAGAGCTGGTCAGATCGTGGGGTTATATAAAGTCTTTTTCCTCACGGTCATTTTTGGGGAGTAGTTTTTGGAAACAATTTAGCCTGTTAGTAGGTCCGGAACGAATACAGGTCCTGCGTATCTGAAAGGAGTAATTACCAGACAGAAAAGCAGAAAGGGGCAATCCCTTTAAGTCGGTTCGAATCCGACACTCTCCACTGAGTTTTAACCATGTTTCCTGTGGTCACCACTCGAAAGAGGAACTACCACCTTCGATAAACTTGGTGACAAGCCGGGAAAGACCGGCACTTTTTTAAAAATTAAACACCAACACACACACCTTTTAGGAATATGCCAGTATCAGAAGTATTTAATATATGTAACCGCAGGCCGTTGAGTGAGTACCCGGATAAGTACTTTGACCTGGTGGATGATGACCCTCCATATTTTTCAGGCCCAGAGAAACGTGAATACTATGGTGAAAAGGTGTCTAGTATCGGAGTTAAAAGATTGTATAAGCCGTCAGGTAAATGGGAAGTTCCTGGGCCTGAGTATTTCGATCAAATTCTTAGAGTATCTAAGTACTATATCATATGGGGTTGTAATTATTTCAAATACCCTTTTCACTCCGGTAGAATAATATGGGATAAGTGTAACGACTCGAGTGATTACTCTGATTGTGAGATCGCCGCAACAAATCTTTTTGACCATGTTAGAATCGTCCGATTTATGTGGAATGGAATGCTGCAGGGTAGTCTTTCAGACGGACGGATAATGGAAGGAGATAAGAGCAAAAATGAAAAGCGTATTCACCCCACCCAAAAGCCCGTGCAGATTTATCGATGGCAATTCCAGAAGTATGCACAACCAGGATGGAAAATACTAAGTCCTCATGTGGGTAGTGGCTCAGATCGAATTGCTGCTTATGATTTGGGATTAGATTTCACTGGATATGAAGTCGATGAACACCATTTCAAAAACCAGGAGAAGCGATTCAATCAGTATAAGAGCCAATTAAAACTATTCACTCTATGACTTCACTAAGATCAAGACCTAAGAAGGATAACAACGGGAGCAGCTCTGAAAACAAAAAAGCAAACATTTCAGGCTGTGGGCTTTCACAGGCTTCGGTAGCTGACCCGTTCTTTTGAATTGTACGTTTGTCGCTTTTTAATTGATGATATGACACGGATACCAAAACTACCGGGGCAAAGGATGATAAAACTTTTGAAACTAATACATCTATTAGCCAATAGTAAAATATCACCAACTGAAGCTGCTGTGTTATTGAAAATGGATAAAAGGTCTACATACCGATACTATAACATTCTTGAAGAGATGAAAATAATAAAGGTTACAGGAAAATCCGGCGCAAGGAGGTATTCTGTTGATTTCATATCTGGATGTCCTTGCTGTGGAAAGGAGGTTAATCATGGGTAATATCTATTTGATAGAGTTGTATAACAACAACGAGCGGTTCTTTAAAATCGGAATCACAGTGCATCGTTATTGCCGGTTCTATGAGATCATGAAATCAGGTTACCAGGTTAATATCCTTTATATGGCGATGGGGTATGATTATTCGGAAGCGCTTACACTTGAATCTAACCTACAATCAATGTTTACTCCCTATCGCCCTACCATAAAGTTTGGCGGCTACCGAGAGTGTTTTTCAAGTGTGGACCTTGAGGAATTTAAAGCAAAGACAAAGCTGTTCCCTCATAAAGAGATAATGGAAAATATTGCAATATCATGGCGTTAAGGGATCAACCATATCTGCCGTTATACATCCAGGATTTTTTAACTGACGAAAAGCTGATGGAATGTAGCGCAGAGGCTACCGGAGTATACGTCCGCATCATGTGCATAATGCATAAATCAGAAGACTACGGCAAGATTTTGCTTAAGCAAAAAGACAAGCAAAGCACAGAGCAAACCTTAAATTTTGCTTTGAAGATTGCTAAACAAATGCCTTACCCCCTTGCTGTTGTTCAAGCGGCTATAAAGGAACTACTGGACGAAAAAGTGCTGCATGTTGAAGGTGATTTTTTATGTCAAAAACGCATGATTAAGGACCATTTACTGAGTTTATCCCGGTCTCAAGCGGGTTCTAAAGGAGGAAAATTTGCTCAAGCAAAACTTAAAGCAAAAGAGCAAGCAAACACTGAATATGAAAATGAAATTGAAAATGAAATTGAAGATGTATTAAAGAAGGGGGTGCAGGGGGAAACAAAAGAAGAACTGTTTACCCGGTTGTTCCTCGATGAACAATGGACCATAAACATTCAGAAAACGCACGTAGGGAAAGACTTCAGTGTGGGATGGGATCAATGCCATTTGCATCACTCCCAGTCCCCAAGGCCGCCTGAAACGATATGGGAATGGCGACAGAAGTTCAGTACATGGCTTTCCATTATGAAACCTTCTGAATCATCAAAAGGACCTGGCACGAAGAAGAAAAAGTCATTTGCGGAATTTAACAAAGGCAAAGAATGAAAGAGTTTTTCTACAACCTACTCCAGCAATTGGATAAACTGACAGGCATCAAGCAGTACGATAAACTGATGGCCTTGCCAGAAACCGAGTCCGATAAAGAAATCGAGGACTTGTTAAAGATTCTTTGCAATGTATCTGCACAATTCCCATTGATACCGAAAGACGCACAGAAATCGATTATAAGACAAGCAGTGGTCGCGGACGGGGATTTCATCGGACTTAATGCAAAGTTCGTCTATAAGTCATTAAACGCACAAAGGGACAGGTTCTTTAAGGAGTCTCATCACGTCAAAGAAGATCCTGGTCCGGATTGGAAGCCAGTAGAAGGAGAGAGAAGATCGGAATGGCTGAAAAAGTGGGGTGAGCAATTAGCAAAGTTCGGACCACCGGAGACAATTAGCCACACGAAATCCCTGGATGAAATGCTACCAAAGAAACCGGCAGGATCTTATATGCCTAGTTCCCCACCTAAACATATCGAACTAGCAAGGCTTAGACAGGAATACGCCCGTGAATGTACGGACCTATACACTGGTAAAATATTGGAAGGTAAGCCAGAGTTTAGTGAATGGTTAAAACAAAAAGGAGTATGAAAAAATCAGACATCGAACAAATTCAACTTGAGAATGTAAGCCTGCAAAATGGACTTCACGATGCTCAAAAGGACCGCGACGCATGGCAATCTGAATACCGCGCCGCTAGAGCGGAGGTAGAACGGGTCAAAACGGAGCGTGATGCATTGACTAGAAAAGAACGGGACTTAAACGCCGCTATTGAGAACCAAAAGGAAATCATGAAGGAGATGGGCACACGGTACCGCAATAAGTTGATGTCTGTTTACTACCTACTTAACACCATCAAGAAGATGGGAACACACCGAGAAAAGGAAGTTGCGGTTAATTACCTCCTTCAGACGGTTGACGACTTGATTAAGGGAGAAGATCATTTAAGCTGGGATCAGGACTTATTCAGAAATCTGCCATTCTAGTCTAACTGTCTTCCAGAGTAAATAGAAACCCAGAATGAGAGTATTAGTAGCATGTGAAGAAAGTCAGGAAGTATGCAAAGCGTTTCGGGCGCGGGGGCATGAGGCTTTTTCTTGTGACATTCAACCATGTTCGGGAGGACATCCAGAGTGGCACATTCAAGATGACGTTACATACTATTTAACCGCTGGATGGGATTTAATGATAGCTCACCCTCCATGTACTTTCCTTTCAAGAATTGGCATGCAACACAAGTCAAGATCTGAAGAGATTAAGGCATACAGAGAGGACGAAGAGAGAAAAGCCATTCGATTTGTTCTTCATCTGTGGCACTGTCCTATACCAAAAGTTTGTATTGAAAATCCGGTTGGCAGGCTTAACACTCAATGGAGGAAGCCCACGCAAATAATACATCCATACTACTTCGGTGATGGTGAAATGAAAGAAACGTGTTTGTGGCTCCGGGGGCTAACGAGGCTTAATGGACTCCCACACATTGACCGGATCCGGGACAAGCCAAAGCCAACTAAATCAAGAATCGGAGCAGACGGAAAAATGAAGAACGAGTACTTCTGCTATCGTATGGACGCAAAAAAAGGAGCGGCTAAACTGAAAAGTAAAACCTTCCCAGGTATAGCCCGGGCAATGGCTGAACAATGGGGATAAAGCCTTCCCCCTAAGTAAAGAGAAGAAAGTAAAAAAGATTATGAAATACTACAGAGCTGATTTTAGAAACGTAGCAATTGAAGAGGTGGACGTTGACACCGCAACATCTCAGCACGTCTACATAAATGGAACGCCGATCGCCCGTGAACAGGTTGGATACATATACTTTCCAACGCGGTCGGAAGCTAAAGAGTCTCTTGAGAGTTATTACGAGGGATTAAGGCAGGGACTTGAAATTAGGTTGAATTTTGCAAAACAGAAAATAGACCAAGCTAAAGCATTATGACCTGTACCAACTGCGGAGACTTTAAGCCATTGGAGCGTAACGGAATATGCGCCTCCTGTAATGCCGCTGCTAGGAAAGCGGAAAGGCTATCTCGTAACATGAAGGTAGCAACGCCAATTTCTAAGGTAAGCCAGAAACGCGCCGGTGAAATGGCTGAGTACATCAAACTGAAGAAGGAGTACATATCCCTTTATCCTGTCTGTGAAGTTGAAGAATGTAACCTAAAAGCAGTGGACATACATCACCAACGAGGCAGAGAAGGAGAGCGTCTACTGGATACGAACTTCTTTATGTCAGTATGCCGGGAGCATCACACGGAATTTACAGAGCATTCGTCAGCAGCAAAGAAAGACGGATACAGCTTTAACAGAACAGTTTAGGAATGATCTAACACCAACCAAATATGTTTATAGTCGGAATAACAACTAAACGCAAGCGTACAGGATTTCAATTCACCCCTGAGAACCTAATGAAAAACATTGATCGGTTAGGACCCTGGTCACATTTCGTGCTGGCTGAAATAGCCATACATCACTACTTCCCTAAAGTAAAACAGGAGGACGATAGCGCGAAGGAAATAGATTTAATGTCCAAACTGTGCCACAAGTACGAAATGTATTGGTCTGATTGGATTATCATGTATCACTATGATGTTGGATACAAAGGACCGTTCAATCCTGACTATGTTAATGAATATTAGCCCCCTATAAAAAAGAGAGAGTATGAAAACAGAATGGATAAGCGCTGAACAGTTGGAGCAATGGATGGCTGAAGAGCGTAATGTATTACAGAATACAGGATCATTAATGTGGAATGAACCGGAAGAACAGAAACGCACACTTTATGTTGCCGAGTGTCTTTCAGTTACACTAAAATACATTGAAGCCTGTAAAAAAGCATCACTAGGTGCCCCTCCCCAAGAATAGAAACTAACTAAAACAAATAAAGGATATGAAACTATTTGAATTGCATACGGCGGGGTTAGGTGTATTCTACGTCGTGGACGAAGATCCAACAACAGCAGAAACAAGATTGAATGAACTTTTAGAACGTGCGACGTACGGATTCTCGGATGATCGAAGGATTGTTTCCATCAGAATATTAACATCTGAAATAACTCCATTCCCAGGGGATAAGCCAAACTTTTCAGCCCAAACCAACAGATTGATTCTGCCAACGTCTTGCCCTGTCGAATCTCTAACCCCCAACCCCTAAAGAGTATGTGCAAATGCGTTAACATAGAAGTCCAGTCTTACGACAATCAGACGGTCGTTGATTACCCAGAATGGTTCGTTTCTGAAAAGAGCGTTCGCGCAGCAGGTATAGATAACTGCATCCTTGATGAGATTCTATACTTATGGTCAAAAGGCATACAGACGATAGAAAGTTGCTGTGGACATAATAAAGCATCAAGGGTACATATCTGTACTTGAAATTCACAGCGATAAGATGGTGAATCTTGGCTATAAGTTCTACCAATCGAATTTTAGAAATGAAGAAGGATGGAACGAGAACGGATACCGCAAAGATACATTCAAACCGAGATCAGTGTAAGTGATACCCCCCCCTCAGCTATGGAAAAGAAGAAAATAACCCAAGTCGGCTACTTCAACGGTAAGTTTCTCTACAGTCCTACAGGATGGCCGGAGGAGCCAAAATATGATGTTAAATGTCATTCTACTCATTCATGTATCTGTGCATCATTAGCGTTCGAAAATGGTGCTAATCGGGATGTGGTTGATGGATATGATGATAATTGCCCCCATCGTTACCAGAAAGCCCTTTCCTCAGCTATTGCCCAAGCAGTAGAGTTCGAAGATCAGGAACGGATAGAAGGTCTTGTGATAGACCACAACGGAACAGAAATTCTTACTGTATTTTCTAATATGAAAGCCGGCATCTACACCATCCCTCCAACAGAGTTCAAAGTGATTTGTAAAAAATGGTGTGGCGGCGCTGGTTGTGTGCCAAATAGAAATCGATGCGAAATACCTGTTGGAGTGAAAGTAGCCCGCCTAGTTACCCAACAGTCAGAGCCTAAAAAAAATCAACCTCCTAACTTTGATTCCCCAAAGAATTGGAAAGAGGATTATGAGCATGAGAACGGGAATTATATCTGCACTTGTTACTCGTGTAAAGAATCGTTTTATGGTCATAAACGTCGAGTTGTCTGTAAAACATGTGCGTCAGAGCCTTCCCCTGTAGAGGAAAAGGACATTTGTCCAACGTGTGGAGATGGAAAGGAGCGCATTAAATGGAAGTTATGTCCAGATATATTCCATCATTGTTCTAAGATATCGGAAAGCGATTTGGCCTTTGTGGCAAGCTATCAACGTGACAATAAGCACTACGTCGAGTCTCCCGCTGTAGAGGAAACACAGGAGGAACTGACTAAGAAACTTCAATCCGAACTATCCTCCCTTAAAGAAGAGAACGACCGTTTAAAATCCCAGATACAGGAACTAAGAAATAGTTAAAATATTTCTTGAAAAATGTAACAACTTTCAAAATAAGTCGTATATTTGATCATGCAAAACACACAGACACTTATCGAACTAGGATTTCAAAAGAACCTGCATGGAGAGTACTTCTGGCGTGGGAAGTCCGGAATCTTTGTAGGTAAGCCAGTGAACTACAATGGACCTATCGAGTACGTTGATCTTTATAAGGTAAGCGACATAATTGATATGCGTCCGCACTCAGACCGCAAAGGGAGACATTACCAGTCTTTCATTAAGACTTGTTGTTCTGATGGCTCTGTATCTAGATCACTTAAAAAATACGATATATGAAAACATTCTTAAACGCTGTCAGATTCGCCAAAGCATCGACCTATTACGGAGGTACTATTCACTTCAAACGCGCTTGTGTAAGATCATATTTAGAGCAGGTATGATAACTTTTTATAAAACCAAAGATGGGCACATGTATAAACGGCTCAATAGTGAGTACGTTTTACATGTTTATCCTGAGAATGCGTTAATGAATATTATATCTCCTTGGATGTGGGATGATATTTGTTTTGAGTATACTCAACACCATACGCCAATCATGCAAATCACCGAAGAGGAATTTAACCGGAAGGCTAAGTCAGTTATGCATGTATTGAATACTCATTTATACGAAAAGTAGTTATGAAAAAACCAATACTTGAACACCTTACCACCGTACCTGAAGAAGAGGTAAAGGAGATTGTAAAGTGGGCACATGCTGGCAACGGCAACATTATTGAAACTGGTGATTTTGTTGAAGGAATACGACATGCCTTATTGTATATGATGGATAAACCGGAATACAGATTCAAGTTTACCGTCATGGAGAATTACGTAGCAAGTGACGCTCTCTCGCGCGTGGTGGACGCAATGCAATACGATAAGGAGACTGGCTACTATGAAGATCGCGGAAACTTTATATATAGATGCACAAAATCTGACTTCCTCGCCTTGAAGCGGGCCTCCAAGAAATTATGAAGTGGCAAACAGATTGGAATTTTTACGTATTTTGGGCAGTGATGATCATTATTTTCATCATTGTAATGTTGCCATTTCTATGAGAAAAGAAACAACCCACGGCGGAAAGCGCAAAAACTCAGGACGAAAGAAAAGAGAACCCACGGAAGTAAGGCGTATCCCAGTTTCCCTGCTTCCTAAAGTGGATAAATTGATTGCTGACCATAGAGCTAAGAAGAAATGAGCCACCCCAAAGACAACGAGATATACCTAACGGCAGGGCACTGATTTTTTCCATTCCGTGGCATGGCACTGATCAATTTTACATTCTACGACCAGCACAGCCTAAAATTATTGAATGAGGTACTTAAAAAACTTAATAATATGCCAACCAAACAAGAATTTCAGGCCGCTTTCGACCAAATAAACGAAGCTACCAACAACATCGCCGCCGATATTGACCGGCTTTCATCCCAAATAGGTTCCGGAATGTCAGAATCAGACCAACAGGACGTTCTTAATCAACTTTCAGGTATATCTACCAGACTTCGCGACATTGCCTCCAAGACGCCAGAACAGCCTACAGAACCCACTAATCCAGATACACCCATAGAAAGTAATCCTCCTGCGTAAATTATCGTAGGAATATCTTTCCGAATAGTACTCCGACGACCAATCCGATAAGGAAGCCTATTAAAATATGCCACCATCGGTACGGACACGGCGGGGCTTCTATATTTGTAACTACTTGGTGAGGGACTTTTACTATTACCGTGTCGCGTTTTTATTTTACGTCGATGTAAACCTTGTCACCCGGAAGTTTCACGTACTTTATGGTGAGTTTTTCCTTTTCAATCGTCACGGTATCCCCTGGCTGTGACTCGAAAACGGTATCGGTTTTAATTTCTGGTACAAATACCTCTTTTTCAATGTATACGGTATCCGAGTCAATAGAGGCACCTTTTTGTTCAGCTTTGTTAATGTGATGCTGGGCGCGTTTTAAATGCCATCTGGCAGAGCATCCAGTCATAAGGATGATAAATAAGATCAAGGTGGGATAATTCATAGATTTTTTAATCCCCTCCTTTGGAGATTCTTAATTTGAACTTGTCCGGCAGAAGGTCCACCAGCTTTTTAAGGGTTATCTTGGTGTTCGCAACATCCAATACGCCGTCCTCATCGATATGTAAAAGCCGTTCACCTGGTAAGATACACCCTTTTATATGGGAAGTATAAGTTCCCGGGTGCCATAGAATGCCGGACCTACCAGGAACATTCAACACTCGAAAGTATATGTATGGCCGATGGACTGTCGGCCCGTCCTTCACAACATCATATTCGCCCTCAGGAATACAAGACACGCCGCGACGGTTATCTTTCCAAGGCAATTCAAGCGTTTTAAAGTCAAATATAGACTTATTAACGTCGTTTATGACGTAGCCATTACCGTAGGTTGCCAGTGGCCTGTACCAGCGTTTAAGTTCTATATGCATATCTCGCTAATTATTACGCCGTCCTCGTTGCTCGTATAGCAAGTTATAAATTTTATCAATCTTGGATTCTAATTTTTCAATCCTTAGTTCCATGCGCTCTGAAAGTTCATGAATGTCATCTTTTATGTTTTGTAGGTTACTTTCCATAACTGCAATGGCTTCAGAGTTTTCGGTATATTTTTTATGTAGAAATATGATCCAAGGAAAAATCACAAAGATTACCACCGCAATTACGTAGTATGGTATGGTTACCGTTTGGTCCATTCGTTTAGTATTAAGAATCCAAGAATAATGAACTTAATAAGCGTAATACTTACCCCTAATATACCAATATAAAACCAGGGAGTATTGTATGTAAGGAAGTAGTCGAAGAGTTCAATCCCTTGTAAAAAAAACCATACCGTCAAGATAGTATGATATTCCGGTATAACGCATAGAAAGGCCCATGCAATCAACATCATGGACACATAGAAGCAAGCAAAGTAAAGGTAAGATTCCCACGATATAGAAATCGTGGAATAAAGGAAGGGTTGTATCTCTGCTTCAGAATTAGGAAGGAATAAACGTAATAAAAGCCACGCCTCACGTATAAGAAGCGCAGCAAATATCAAAACCATTGCATTTCTAGCACTCACGGACCTGGTGGCTTTGGCGGCGGCTTAGGGTTTTCCTCAGTCTGAGTAGACACGTACGGCTTTTTCGGCTTGTCCTTCGGTTGTTTCGATTTCTTGGCCATTTAGTTTTGCTTTAAGCAATGCAATTTCAATTATAAGTTCCTCTTTTTCAAGGTTTATGCGTTGAATTTTGTGCGCCTGGGAGTTTACTTTGTAAGTAAGCCGGGTGAGTATAACCGCAATAAAAATTAGGAATCCGATAAACACAACCATAAGTTTTAACAGTTAAATTTACTATTAAACTCCCACGGTTAAGATACGGCTATTCGCTACAACTTACAATAGTAAGGTTCCCCTGATTATTAAGGTATAGTGGGGTCGTCCACTTTGTTTGCGGTCTTGCCTGGATCCTTCTGGATGAAGATAGAATTAATCACAAGTATCGATCCTGTGGCCAAAATCCAATCTTGTGTGGTTATCTTACCTTCGTAGTACATAAAGAGGATTACAGCGTATACGATACCCTTTAATGTTGTTAGCCAGTGCTTCATTATTCGATCACCGACTATTTTAAAGAATCTTTCCATATTATTTTAATTTTGTTGCACTGGAAATTGATACCGCTTCCCGCTTTCTGTGATGAAGTAAAGAATGTTATTCAGCACGTACTGAGTTACTACCATGTCCGGAAGCTTAGCCCCGCTAACCTGGTCCATCCATGCCCAGTAAGACTCCGGATCAGTCGTAGAGTATGCCCGATCCCATGCGTTATGGGTGACGTTGAAATATTCTATAAGGTCGGCTTTCCCTCCTAGTTCGTTCACCTTTGGGACGATCTGCCGAATGGAAGATATAGTTACCGTCTTGTCTGCCGTACCATGCCAGGCGCGTAATCGTGTGGGCACAATATAGGACAGGTCCGCCGTTGCATCAGCTTTCCCACAAACTACCCCCGCTGTTTTCCAGTAACCAGGGTAATATCGAAGTGCGGATAATGTGCCGATACCTCCGAGTGATAATCCGGTGATGTGCGGGACGCCTCGGTAAGAGTCTACAACTTCTTTTAATATGGCAATTTGGTTCCTACCCCAACTCCCGATACTGGTCGGTAATTGCGGAGCGATAACGATATATTCCGTTTCGAATCCGCTCTTAAAGAGTTTAGGAATAGGAAGTTTTTCAATGAGGGTAATATCTGATCCTCTTTCTCCAAGGCCGTGAAGGAATAGAATTACATGCCCGTTCCATTTCTTAGGCATAAATTCCAGATATCGCATGTCCTTATATACCTTTTCGGTACGGATCATCTGTGCCAGTGAGGCAAAGCAGATGAGAAGGGTAAGTATTAGTGTGATGAATCGTTTCATATTCTTTTTAATTCATAAGTGTCAATATTGCTGCTGCGGCTCTTTGTCCCGATAGCTCCTGGCCGGGTATAGTTAAATGCACATCGTCAGTATCCCACGAAGCACAATCGTCGGAGTTATAACTTATTCTTAGCCCAGGATCGGCGGCTGCGAAAGCGTCTTGTGCTAATCGAACTCCATTGGAAGTTCCTCCGACTAATCCGAAGTAATCTATGTGACCACGGCGCAAAACAAACCTTCCGTTGTATTCTGGTATGTCAGCCTTTAAAGCTGTGTCCAATGCTTCAAGAGCAGCTTGATAAACGCCCTGTGCAGAACTTCTATTTGCCTCGCCTTGATCCCACATGAATATGACTTCAATGTTTGTTCGGCCCCTGGCATTTAGAAAGGCAATTGCGGCTAAAATACCATCCCTTAAAAAAGGATAAAGCATTGTCCCAGCACCGCTGTTATCCGTCGGGTGCCAGTAGTTTAGAACAGATGGAAGTAGTGAAGTCGAACCGACAGCATATTTGAAAAGAAATACTGTTTTATCCGCTGCCACAATATCACCCATCATCGAGGCATCGGGACCAATCAATGAACCGCGACCACTGACAGCTGTAGGTAGGGCGTCAGCGTCGTAAAGATTGAACTTAGTTATTACCTGGGTCGCAATCCCGTCAGCATTATTCGCAATAAATCCGTAGCTAAGTTTGTTCCTGTAGGCAGAGTTTACAAAATCGCCTTCGGTTAAGGTGTTAGTTCCTACTGCGTTGCTTTGACCAGACTGAACTATCAAGTATGTTCGAATATCGAGATGCGTCAACACAGAGGCCATTTCACTGAGGGCCGCATTATACGCTCCCGTTGCTGCTGTTCCTGTGAACAATCTCAGTGGCCGATAGAAGGCAAGGAACTTTTTATTTACTCTATCTTTGAATAGCGGATTATGGTTTTCTGTATTAAGAAATACCGTACTCGCATCTGTTATGGTTGTGCTTGAAGTGAGTCCAAGTTCGTTAAGCTCATCGTACCCGTTAGGATTTGGCTTGAACGAAAGGGGAGACATTACAATGTCGCTAACGGGGTATTTCACTTTACCGGAATATGTGGGAGTAGCGTTGGCTACATCCTTTGTCGTGTCCGCAAGATTAACAGGTATAACGGTTGAACCTGACAATGTAAACCCGTACTTGTTTGCAAAGGATCTTGTCTTGCTTCCGCTTCCCATTGAAACGCGCAAGGTTGCAGGGCTTGCGCCGGTAATCGTCCCGTGATAGGGGTTACCATAATCCGTTACATAGTGGTTGTAAATTGTTGCTCCGGCCTCTTCTTCGTGTTTGTAGTAACGTAGTAATCCTGTGGTGTCTATTTTACCGTCCTCGATTTCAATAAGCTCCTGATGAGTTTTAACGACGTTATAGAAAATGATTTCTGCAAACGTCATGTTGTTGGTTTCACTGGCGGCATTTGGTCTACCTCCGGCCTTCCAATCTCTCAGAGAAACTATATCACCTGTAGTGTTGACAATGTTGTTGCTTGAATCGGATAACGTCTTATCGACATACATCCTTAACGCGCTCTGTGCATGCGTACCATTGAAAGTTATAGCTATGAAATGCCATGAACCATTGTTTAGACTGTTCTGGTTTGTCGTCACGACCGCATCACCGTTCACATCCCGATAGGTACCAACACGGCCACGAAGAGAAGTCACGCTTAGCGCTGTGAAGAACTCAACTCGCAATGAGCCTGAGGACGAATGATCGAGCCGAATACCTTTGTAGGATGCTGCCCAGTCTTCGTTTGAGAATATAACATTCTCAGCGCCAGAAAGGGCGCTTTTAAAGCGGATACAGATCGTGAAGGTAGACGATGCCCCGAAGCCTAAATCTTGTCCACCTGTTCCCTTTGGATAGGTGACGGTATGAGACGCCGGATCGGTATTAACCGCGAAAAGATTTCGTGGGTTTCTACTTCCATCTTCGCCCGAAATGTCTTGCACAGTACCATTGTGCTTTACAAATTCCGCAAGGATAGCCTCATGGCTCAATGGCTCGGGAACTTGCTCAAATATGTATGGATTTATAATCATTCGCCAATCAATGCTCCTTTTAAACCTGCTGCTGTTCCGTCGCCTAGGCCATCTATATCCAAAGAAACCTCTGCATCGTCCGAGATGTTGGCATTAGATATTACTGCCTGTATGGCCGCCGTTACCGATGTTTTTTCTCCGTTGTCGATAGTAAGTTTTGTAGATAATATCGATGATCCGTTTACATTTATGTCGACAGTTAAAATGCTTCCTGAAGTCTGTGCAGTTGTAAGCGAAATTCTTACGGCTGTTAGGGTCATCGCATAAGGCATCCTAAACGTAATCTTTCCCGTCCCTGTGGTTAATGGCGTGGTTTCGTCAGAAGCTGCAAATTGAATAACCTTCGATCCATCTATTTCTAAATCCCCAGATCCTAAAACTGATGTTCCATTGATGGTCTTAATATTAGTACCGCTTACTAAGGTGTTTTGTTTCTCTGATAACCCTGAATCGGTATAACTATTGGCTGCTGATTGAGCGGCGTCGGCGGCCCCCGCAGCATCAAAGGCACTAGTATCTTCTAAAGCTGCTGTACCTAAGTAACCCGTTTTTATTTGCAGTGGACTTGACTCAGATCCATCACCTGAAATAGTAACATTATCCACATGAACCGTAGAGTCCACAGGATCGACGCTTGAAGAAACACGATATTGTATATAAGACTTTAAAATCATATCACCGTTAATTTTCCGTACCGTAAAACATACTCATAACCCCCAGAATCGACATATAGAACTTCGTAGAAATAATCCCCAGCATCGTCAAAGTCTGTGTCCTGAGTGTTTAAAATCAAAATATTGCTGGACCGTGTTAACAAATATTCTTTAATCTCTCGCCCTAATCTTTCGTTATATACTCTCATGTAAGAGGCTTCGTACCCAGGGAAAGTAAATGCCGTTTCCGTCCCGCAGTCATCGTATACAAACTGAAATCCTAGATCAATTATAGGTTGAGTATTGTACAATGTTAGCGGATATTCTAGTCCCTCAAATAGATGTGTATTGTCCATATTTTAATTTTAATGACAGCGGCATCGTGTACAACCACACGAATCACCATGTTTATTCTTTACTGCGCTGATGTGAAAACTATTCCCCGTGGTTCCCTCCTGACAATAGGCAGAAAACAAAGGATAATTTGAACTATTACCGTCCAAATACCCAATCATCAGGTTTTTATAGTACTGCGTCTGATACTTAGCGTCTTTTATCAGATTGGACATCTGCAGATCAGTCGCCGCTACGCTGTTTTCTTCCTCATGGACTCGGATTCCAGACCTAGTGATCTTAAAATTTGCTTTGATAATCCAATTTTCGTGCGCTGCCCAAGCTACAAACTGTTTAATGTATGGGTACAATGACGTGTAGGCGGCTGAAAGCGTGTTGTTTTTGTAATTCGTCAGGAAATCCTGATAAAATTCGTCTCCCATGAGCATTCTAAGCATCTCCTGGGCGCGATAAATCTTATGTTCCAACTCTTTATCGTCAATGTTGGTATCGATGTCGCATTCTTCTCGCAAGTATGCGTAGGTGATCAACTTATTTAATTTACCCATGCCTCGATTTCGTTAATTTTGCTTTCTAAAAAGGTCACCATTTCAGATCCGCCCCATGCCTGATAACTCACTGCCGCGCATCCCTCACTAAAAGGGCTATTTGAGAACTGTTCATTCTTCTTTAAATAGGAATAAATGCGTTTTAATTCCCTATATCCCATGCTCTGGTTCTCGATAATTCGTTGGGACATCTCCCGTCCCGCCTTGCTGCTACACTTTAAGCCCATTTTATCCTGGAACTCCAAGGCTTTTTTAATATTGTTCCGCACTTTATCAGGGAAACTCACCGGAATACGGTTTGTGATCCTTGCTACTGGCTGTGGATCTTGGCTGGGGTCCACAACTGCAGGTTCGGTAGTGGACTCTATGAGTTCAATCTCCGTATTATCATTAATCCATTGTCTCTGCTCTTCGGTTGTCATAGCCTCCCATATCTTATCATCCAATACTTCCATTTCAGGGTATGGATTGTAAGGAACGATTGTAATATCCTGTACGTATGGGGTTTCGAACTTGCTTAACAACTTACTGTAAAGGTCTGTCTCTACACGCTGATCCTTCTTAACACGCTGCTGCATGAGTTTTACAGCTACCCGGACTGCGTTACCATCACCACCGAGGGATACCCCTTCATTAATATTCGCTAGAATAGCGGGCACTTTCCAGCCTATAGTGATCTTTTTGATCGCCTGCTGATCTAGGGTCATAAACAAATCACCGTTATTATTGGCAGGTAGGGCGATTGGTTCCGGTTTTTCTTCTCCTTGGGATACCCATTGTACCAACATATTACCAACACGCTTCGCCCCCATGAAATTGCTGGCTATCACGTCATCAAATTCCTGGGCAATCGTAGCAGGTTTATTATCCCCATTGTGGTTTGCGTAGTCGGGGTTTGTGGATGGCTCGTTCGGATTTCCTCGCATGATCAACATAAACGGCTGTAGGAACCCGTTATTTAGGTTGTCTTCATGGTAATCGGATACGCCGGACTCTATTTTCATCCACTTGACAGCGGAATAGGCCTCGTTTATTGGATAGTATGGGCTTAATGGACTAGTTAAACCAACAAAAAGTACCTGTCCTCGGTATTTATCCTTTTGATTGGCTATTTGGGAGCGTACCGCATTAGGGTTGTATACATCGTATACCGTGGTCATCTTTTTATCATAACCTTTGTAGTCGGATGTGCCGAAAAATGGGTTATAATGTATCTTAGAAATGTATCCGTTGCTGTCTGGCTTCCCTAATCGGCAGTTTTGAAAAGGCAAAACATCAATTTCAGTAATTTCCCCCAAGGTGTTATACATAACATGTACATAGACACCCTTAAATCGGGTCCAGTCCTTCGTGACTTTCTGGTGGAATTGAAAAAAGTTCTCCCCTTTTGAGTTTATAATCTTCTTTTCAAGCAATGGATCGGAGAACCCAAAGCCTTCTACGAAGTCTTGTACAGTGGAAAGGCAGGATGTAGCGGATGGGGAATTGTCAATAGCCTCTGCCCACATGAGCGGAAAATTGTCTTTCCCTGATCTATTTAGCTCATAGGGTAGGTAATTCTCGTTAGTTTCCGCATTTCGGGGAGCCGGCTGCCGAAATAGGTTGAATATTTTGAAGTGCCAGGACATCGTATGTCGGTAAATTGTATCGGTTTGAAACCGTGTTCAAAACCTTACCATAAAATTCACAGAAATACCCTGGTTTTGCTTGCAATAAATCCTTCAAGATGGTGGATCGCTCTATATTGGCCCTAGCTGTTGAATTGCGAATCTTCTTCTGGTAGTCCACCCGTACCCATGAATAGTGATCCATGACAATTGGTGACCATTTTACACCGCTGGTAATATTTAATTGCCGGGTCGGGTCGATTCGGATGCTTCCTCCCTCCCAAGCGAAGGGGTAACGCCTATTGTATACGTGCTTGATGTCTGGGGTCAGTTTGTGGATGAAGGGAACGAGCGTGGTATCTAGCCCAATGGTTAAGGTCGGGTACCTAAAATAAACTTTTGAGGCACAAACTAATCCTTCCAATGTGGGGTCGTTGTGGAACCTTTGCTGTTCCACGTGGAACATTTCGGGGTCGTAGAACTCATCGGAATCGGACAGAATGAAATGGGTGAATCCTAGTTCTCGAGCTTTATCTATCCCAAAATTGCGCTTGGCACGTTCATTATCCGCTGGCCTTTTGTTAAGATCAGGCTCAAATCTATAAGCCAGTGCAAAACCGGGTACTGCTCCGGAGGGCGGTACCGAAACTTCCCCGGTATTTGACTGGTGAGAGTAGATCACTATGACCTGATCCACTAACTTTCTCATTTGGTGGGCGGCGTGGTGAAGTAATTCCCAATCGTCCCAACAAATAATAATGGAGGCGAGTCTCATTCACTTGTGATTGTTACAAAACCACAGGTACAAAAGCAGAACACTACCCACATGTACCAAGGGTAGCCCCACAACAGTAAGCAGAATATCAACGTACCATGTAGAGAAGACATACAATACCGGCAATTAAACAAAGGCTTACTTACCCATTCAGGGAATTTATCTCGCATCCAGTTCCCCAGCTTCCCGAATATCTCCCCATCATTAAAGGTGTATTCAAAGCCCCTAATCCAGCACACTGCAATAAATAAGGCTGCAATAAACTCTATCATCTTCCGTAAATTAAGTTTTCTCCTGACGTATAGAGTAATTTAAATCCGTTCAGGTACTTTTCGTACTCTGTTTTTAAGTCTTGCTTACCGTTAAACTCGATACAAACCAGTTTTGTTTCTGATAGGTCAATGTCAGGGAGTACGCTTAACTCATCGCCCTCGATGTCCATTGAAATGAAATCAAACTTCTTAATCTGCCAGCGATTTATGGCAGTTTTCCATTTGAATGTTTTAACCTCTACCGGCTCATAGGTTACCACACTTTTAAACCTATCCATTTCGGATCCGTGGAATGTACTCACCAGACCCATATCACCTTTCTTTAAAAGAGAGGAAGAGGTTTGCAGCATAGCCTTACCGTTGTGTCCGCTGATCGCATAGTCATAACAGTAAATACCTTTATGCCCTTTGTAGAGTTCTTTAAGTTTTGAGAATGCTACCGGATCCGGTTCAATAAGAACCCCTTTCCAGCCACGTTCAATAAGGGCACGGGCGTTGCTAAAAGTTATTCCGTCATTTTCCCCTAATGAGCAAAGGGTTCCAACATAACCATTGAAGTAGTTCAATATTACTTCCTCTTCTCTGTTTTGTGAATACATAATTTTTTAAGGTAATGGTATTTTATCTGCTTCTGAATGTTCCCCGTGATTATACATGAATAATATCTTATCGGTATGGACCTCCGTTGTACACTGCCCTAAAACTCTTTCCATCCAATCGAAATCTTCAGCGTTGTTGATGTCTTTGAATTTGTGAAGTTTAGCAAATTCAGCTTTAACAGGACATATATGCCAAGGTTGTCTACGTGCTGTGTAATCAGGGCTTAATTGATCATTTAGTTTGTAGGCTAGTCTCATATCAACGAGTCCCCAATACGTTGACATAAAGGCTAGAGCGCGGAAAGTTACTATATCCGGGCCTTGCCTACATAGCCTCATGAGGCTTTCCAGATAGTGAGGCGCTATCTGCTCGTCGTCGTCTAGAAAACATAAATATTTTCCTTCGGCCTTGTTGATTAGCGATTGTCTCTTCATACCAATACTTGGCCCCCCGTCTAGGAACCTGGGCAGAGAGTTTACTAGCACTTCGCACCGTCCAATCGTTGGGTGGAAAGTCTGAATATACTCCATCTGTCGATGTACCTCGTTGTACAGTTTCGTGAAACGATCTGCACGCTCGGGTAGGGTCGGCATCAATATAGATAGTAGAATCATAAACCTTTACAGAGTAAATAGTAATCTTCACCGTATTCTTTGGTAATGTGATGGGGAGGACATACAATGGTTCCGTACGGCATCATATCACAAATTCCATGCACTAGGACGCTCATAACAGACTGGTCGTGTCGATGGGCAATGAATCCAGGACGCTTACTGGTTGAGTTGCCAAACGATCCATTGACCGAATAGAATTTCAGCAACGAGAAAAAAACGTCGACCACAGGCTTGGTAAAATCCAGCATAAAGGCTCCGCCCCATATCTGCGGGATGGTCTTTAGTTCTTCGTCGGATACTTCTAACATTTCTTGTGCTCGATCTGACAAATACCGCCATGTATCGTGCCCCAGATTATGGAAAGTAATGATTCCGGTACGTGATTTTTCAAAGAGCGGTGTAATGTCCCTCGTGAGTTGCATGGAAGAATCCAACCACACAATTCTTTCGTATCCTTGCTCTCTGGCCAATTGAATCATGGCCGTTTTGAACTGGTACGGCATCTCTTGATGAGTGTACGAGTTTACACCTCTTGGTTTAGGGTAGCCTTTATGAATAGTAACGCCCCGGTATTCCTGTAAATGGTGGTCAGGGGAATAAACTAATACATCTCCTTTCCAGTGATCGATACAGGAGTCTATGAGGCGTAAAAGCATTGCGCGATAGTCCTCTCGACCTTTCGAGGCAAAGGAAAGTATGACGTCCTTGCTCATCTGTACTGTTTGTTAAACCGTGAGAATCGATACCAATACATAGGTGGATTAATCTTATACTCGGACTTCAGTACTAACCTATCGGAATACCATTTATCCTCAGCGTTAGATTTATTCGGGAATCCAGCCTTTAACGCTATCTCTCGACGAACTGCGGTTATATGGTTTGTGTGCCTTAGATAAATAACTTTCCCGTCTCTAATAACGTCATCATTAGAATAGTCTTTGGATATAAACCATTGTACCTCATTCTTTCCGTCAGTTGTCATCGTTCCGTTGATGGCAAAACAATCGGCACCACTTTCAGCAGCTTTCAACATTTCATCCACATAGTAATGTGGTACGTGGTCATCATCATCGATAAAGACAATGTATTCCCCATTGGCTTGCTCTAAAAGTTCTTGACGTTTACGTCCTGTTGTCTTCTGTCGATTGTCAACATTAGTAAGTATCTCTACTGGCTTGCCTTCTGACTGAAAGTGTAACCCATTGAGTAACGTTTTCAATTGAGACGATCTGGAAGTCAGGGAACAAATGAGTATGGATAACTTCATATCGGAAATCCTTGTTTTTTCCTACGTTCAAATACTGCCTTACCTTGGTTCCAGTTGGCCGCACTACGTTGGTAGGTTTCGTCTGTCACAGCCTTACCATTGGATGGATGCTCATGTGGGAACTTTAGGTGGGGACACATTTTAACAGCGTTAATTTTTCTTGCTGTCCAATAAAGATCTTCATCCACGAACATGGATTTGTATTCTGGATTCCAGAAATAACCGAGTAACTCATACATGGCCCGATTCATTATCGGAATGGTAAGTATTGGAACGTCGAACTTTTGTAGGCAGTCATCTACTTTCAACACCCGTGGACCTGTGGCACCCTCAAATTCTTTTATGATTAGGTTTCCCCAGTTGTCGGGACATTTGAAGTCATCGGATAGATAAACTAAGATGTCTCCTGTACATTGTTCTGCTGCGTAGTTTGTGGCCATTACAACAGAATTATTGTTATTAAAATGTATTGTTACGTGGCTTTGAAATGGATGATATACAGGATTACATGAAGGCTCATCTGGAAAATAGTGAAATGGATAATCAAGCCTCCTTTTATCAGACTCATCTACGGATACAATCAATTGCCATTCTACCTCATCCCCGATTTTAGAAGCCCACTCCTGTGATGTGGAGTGGGATTTATTTGGCCTCCCCCGACTCGGATGTAGTAATGATATTTTCATAGATAAGTGACGTTAATTCTATTGTTGTGAACGTATACAGAAAACAATCTTTCCAGTAAAAACGGCGCCATCGGGTAAAATGGCATCCCTATTTGCTTCATCAAATACTCCGACGGGGCCGAATTTTTCTTGTTGAGTTTGTTGTAACCACTGTCAACGGTCACCATCTTATAAACTTCTGGGTCGTTTACCATTAATTCCATCGCAGGCAGTAGATACGTGATCACGTAGTGCTGGTAAATATCTCTTTTTGCACTGAAGTGGTTCTGATAGATGGGTTTTTTAACCTCTCCCGGCATTTTCTTCCCAATCCCTTCCACTATTTTCTTCATCATCGAGTGAAATCCCTTGTGCCATACCTCGGCAGCGGCAAACATTTGATGAAAATTCGAATTTCGGGTCAATGAAAGCACGTCGTATTCACTTTCGAGTACCTCCATCGTTAACGGTCGTGGTCTTCCTACGTACCATTTCAATTTATCCTTCAATTTCCAGGAGCAAACAGCAATCGTATCAGCTCGGGAAGCCGTGACCAGTGAATTAATAACTGAATTTTCAAAGAAAATGGTAAGTCCTTCGTTTTTATAAGGTATAGCAAAAGGAAAAAGGCTTTCTTTCTGTTCTTCACGGTAATAAATCTGGTAAAACTCCGTCATTTTGATAACCACTCATAACATTTGCGATAGCATCCAGAACACCCGTGCTTCAGTCTTGATTTCTTTTCGTTGTAGTATTGCTGAAAGCATTCATTCCACACCGGATCACGGTAGTTTTTCGGATTGGCGTCTATCTTAGACTTCATTTCCTGCTTGGTCATTCCTTTATAGTTAGCTCTGATCCTGTTAAAGCGAAATAGAGGTTCTGTAGCTGATGGACGAACTCCGGTTGATTTTTCAATAGGCCGTTATACCACCACGCTGCTTGTATACCATTATATGTTAAATCCTCTTTTCTGTAAACGTTGTATTCTTTCTCGTAACCAAAAGACCAGGTTACCTCTACAGTCTTCTTAAACCCAAACTTCACCAGCCACTCTTCTGATAGGGGGATGGGATCAGCGTGATCACCGTTACCAGAAAGTAAACAGATCATATCGTTCTCAGACAGACAACGACTATTAAACCAATGATCAGCATTTTCGCTGAAGTAATCGACATAAATTCCTACCCTTAGTTCTCTGGCGTCCATACATCAAACTTAAAAAAATATTTAAATAAAACAATAAAAGCCCATCCAAAATTAATGAATGGGCCTCGTTATGGCTTAAAAAGAGAGAAAAAACTAAGCTGTGGCTGCGTTCAGGTAAGCTAAAGTATTAGTTGCACTACCCCCCACAAGCAAGCGTTTAGGTAAAAATCTTTCGGTTCCTACCAGTACGATTGTCGATGTGGTTGAGTCAGTAGCCTGGCGTCCTGCTCCTCCGGATGACCCGTCGGAAGTAAGCCCGTTTTCTGCTCCATAGATCAGAAACTCCCCGGAGTTAGTCCGAACAATTACCGCCACTTCTGCCACGCCAAGATCCTCAATGGCTGCGTCATCGGTAGGGTTAGAGTTGAACAATCGGAGTGTTACTGACTGTTGATACGATTTGTTACCACCGTCGGATGTTTGCTCCGTCCATGTGGCCTCATGGCTATATTTTGTTCCTGCGAACTTATAGAGCGTTTGATAAATAGTGAGGGGTAGATTGGTGATATACCCGTCGTTATCAACATCTAAAGGTGCGCTAAGATCGCTAAGGTTAAAAACCCAAGCCTCCCGGAATAGCCCTCCCGGTTTGCGGAGATCATCGCAATTAACGTCAATCCCCGCCGCGACTCTACAATTTAAAGGCATATTTTTAAGGGTTTTTTATTTAGCCCATGAAATCAAATCACACTGTGCGTAGTTGTAACCGACGCGCATCTCACCTTGTATCAAGGTTGTTTTTGTGCGGCAGTCGTAGCACATTTCCAGGTTGTTCAGATCGGAAGCACGCTCAACCCCTACGAGATGGTTGTTCTTCGCAGTGTATACCGCAAAGTGACGGATGATATCGTAGTATGGGTTGTCAGTTTCGTTCTGTAGAGCCTCGTCGATAGCCCACAACGGGAATACCTCGATACCCCTGTAGAACAGACGATCACCAAGTCCATCCTGACCGGCCTTCCATGATCCTTCTGTGCAGCAATCATTGATAATCGAGTCGTAGTAGTTTTCCCACATAGAACCGGATACCCATATTTGCTTCTGAGAAGAAGGCAACTGCTTCAATAGGTTGCTTGAGTTACCCCACAACAGGCGGAAGGTGTCGCGTGCTTGGTTGCTGGCAAGTACCGAATCGTGCTGGTTAGGCAGTGTGTTGTCCACTGGCTCAACGCAGTATGAACCGGCACCGTCGAAGAACTTCGTAAATACACCGTCAATAGCACTGTACTTGTTTGTTGATCCTGTTCCCAGGGAGTTGTTTGATAGGAAAATGATCTTAAACAGGTCAAGGCGTGCAGCCTCAAGAACTTCATCAAAGATGAGCGTGCGGAGTCTGTTTCCGAGTTCGTATCCATCCAGACCGTCGCCGATCAGGTCACTGTCGGAAAGGTTAGAACATACGGCGGCAAATTCCTTTTTACACCATTCCAGATTGATTTCGAAAAGGCCTGTTTCAATCTTCCTGTCGGTGATTGATCCTGACTGTGTATACGTCGGTGCGCAATCAGCCGTACCTTTGGTCAGCACGCTGGTAAGCGGTTGAACGAGGTTAATGTATTCACCGCACCGGATACCCTGCATAATGCGGAACAATTCAGAAAGCGCAGGAGTCTGAATTTTTGGCTTCTGGATAAGTTCAGTATTCAACTTTCCAGGGTAGGTATACGACAGGTTTGGCGTATACATGGAGTTAATGATCTTTGTCATGGGTATGGTTAGATGCGGTTACGTCCTTGTAAGATTCTCATGGCGTCTACGCCCATAGGGTCGTAATCTTTCGCCGGGTTTTCCGTGTTCTTAAACACCGGACCCTTTAGAGGTTCGGTATTATCTCCGATGGTCTTTTTCAACTCAGTTTGAAGGGCAATAAATTGCTTTTCAATCTCAGTCACTTTGTTCTGAAACTTGGTTGTTTCAGATTTCGCGGTGGCAATTTCTTTCGTAGCAGTAGCGGCATCGGCTACAGCTTTTTCGGCGCGAGCGGTCGCCTCGGCGAGCTGTGCCTTTAAGTTTTCAATTTCTTTGTCTTTTTCCATTTCTTCATTGTTTTCTACTACTGCTTCTTTTACTTCTGTGATAGTGGAGTTTCCATCCACCACGAGTGTCTTTCCTGACGCAAGAGTATGTTCTCCTGCGGGTACGGGGGATCCATCTTCATACAGGATTCCTTTTCCTGTGAAGTTTCCGTCTTCGGACATAATCACCACGATGGTTCCATCCTGCAGAGTCTCAGTATACTCGTTTTTAAACTTCAGGAGGTTTTTAATACGGGTGATAATTCCGTTTACAAGGGTTGTTTCTTTCATTTCAGTTTGAATTTTTTGTAAATCGATTCGGGCTACGGCCTTGATGGCGTCTACGGATTCATCGATGAACCCCATTTTTTCCGCTTGATCTGCGGTTAGCCAGGTTTCGTTATCGTATAACTCCCATAGCTTTTCTTTTCCAAGGTCTGTACGACGGTCGTAGACATCAATCAAAAGCGTTTTGATTTGGTCTAGCTGGTCGGCTACATTCCTAAGTTTCTTTGAATCTGCTACCCCCGAAAGGTTTTGCACTTGGGGATTGTGTATCATAAACTGAGCGGTACGATTCATCCTTATAGATGATCCGGCCCCAGCTACCAGGGTAGCGATGGAAGCGCAAGTACCTTCAATATGTGTCGTGATTTTTTTGCCGGTGTTCTTGAGAGCGTTGTAGATTGAATAACCTTCAAACACGTCCCCACCTGGCGAAATGATATGAATGATCAGTTCCTCAGCATCCTTGTTTTGGGAAATCTGAGCCTGAACGTTTTTAAATGAGACTTCTCCCGCTTCTGATCCTATACCCCCATAAATGAAAATATCTCCCGTCATGGGAGTAAATCTAAATCTTTAGGACGGTTGTCTTATTGCAGGAGTTTTTTCAAATTAGGACATCTTCTTAATAATGTCCATTACGGACCTTTCTGAGATATTACAGGCTTCCGCAATCTCACTGTATGCCTGCATCTTATTTCTTCCTTTTGCCATCAGGGTCCGGTACATATTGCAGATTTCCTCATTCCGTGGGTACAGGCAAGATATCACCCCATCAACCACCATTTTATTAATGACCTCCTGAGAAATACCATACTTCTTTGATAAGCTCATAGAGTTTGAAATTTACGTTTTCCGGATACCTTTTCCTTCCACTGTACCTGTTTACCTACCTTTTGGCCCTGTGTCCAGGAGACATAAAATGGACCTAGGTTCTCTATAGCTTTAGCCATCATCTGAGACTGTATACCAAGTTCCATGTTTTTGTTGGCCACAAATCCACCGTCTGCATACCCTTTGGTTCTCATTCCTTCCAGTGCTGCTATGTGTGGGGCGGCTGCGGGACTGCTTACAATATGTTGGGGGGCTACGTATTCCCCACGGTGAACAATACCTGCCGGTTCGTATTTACCACCATCCCCAGTATAACCTCCATGAGCGAACCCGGTAAGGTATTCTTTGGCGGCGGCTATATTGGTAATGATACGAACAATACCTGTGGCAAATTGAGCCACCCCGGCGGCACCAAAGGTAAAAGCGTTGGCGGGGTTAGCTTCGGATGCTGCGGTCAAGGCTGCAATCGCCTCAGCGGTATCAATACCGATTGATGTCAAGGCTAAAACCTTTTGAGCGGCTGTCCCCTCATCAGCCAATTGACTTGCGGCACCTAATACGTCGGCGGTGGCTTGCAGTTTTGCGCGTTCAATCTCACGATG